CTCTATTTGCTGCTCAATTGTTTCCCTGATCGTGATTGCCATCTTAACCGATCCTCAACATAGCCAGAACCCGATCTAAGGGCAATGGAATCCTAATTACGTCCCCCTGCTTGTAATGACCCTCGGTGGGCTTCATATTGTACCAGGCAATAACCCACCAAAATCTAGAATCTCCATAGTATTGATTTGAAAGCTTATACAGTCTATCGCCAACCTTCCAGACGTGCCTCACTCTTTCCAGAGTGGCACGCTGAGCAACTGTGGGATGTGCTAGCCTACCGGAGCGGAATTGCTTAATAAAATTCACATCACGCTCTTGAAAGAACTCTTCGTAAAATTCGTTGTTATTAATGAATGGAGATTTATCACTATATCTAGACATTATATTACCTACCAAGTATTCCGGCACCCAAGGCGGCGATGCCAAGACCGATTTCTGCGTTTTCACTGATAGCGATAGCGCCGCCACCCACAAAAGCTCTGTCGATTTGGGCAGCATCGACTTCTGCCTCCACACCCTCTCCCGACGAATCATCAGGGACATTTTCTAAATCTACTTCACCCTCGTTTGCCCTAGCCTCAGGGGTTGCCGAAGGGTCGATAGCATCGACCCCACCAAAGGGAAAGTCTGACAATTCATCACTATTAAATCTTGATTCGGTAGCCCACCCAAGCTCGTGTTGGTGAAGCACAACAAAATCACACGAAATGTTTATTGTCTTAGGATACAATGTCGCAGTCCCAGGGTCAAAGAACCCAGAAGAATCGTCAAAAGAAGGGGAAATGTTTAAGCTGTTACAAGCAACCAGAAGACCGCCAGCCTTCGCGTTTGGGCTATCAGCAGCAGCGGCATTGCGAATTAGATTAGCAAAGCGCACCTTCATTAGAGGTGGCTTTGACAGAGTATTGGCACCCTGGGCAGCACTATAACCTGGATACATAAACTGAGACAACAAGTTACATCTTCCTAGGTTTTCTCTTGCCTCTTCTACGGTAGCAGCGGGCACAACCCAGCTAACGCTTATTCCTCTTCTTGTTTGTCGGAATGTTGCGATTGGGTCTTGGCGACCAAAGACCTCTTCATAAGTCCAGTCTGTGGAAAAACTTTCGTTATAGTTTTCAACAAAGGCTTTGAATTTTACCTCTTTGTTGCTTGCGAGATGGTAGAAAGATAGAAAGAGACTTTTCTTATTGGCGTAGTTGTCTGAGGAATCACCATTGCTAAAAATACTCATACCTATAACTACCTCTATTCTAAGTTTTTATGCTTGCCTTGGGTTGTCTGAAAGGACTCTACCATCAACAATCTCAGCAACGGCTTGACCCATTTCTCGCTCGTTTAGCACAACCTTCACAACAATTGGCTGCCTTGTGCCTCCGCCCATAGCACCAGCTGCGCCGGCAGCCAAGGCGGTTCCGCCGGCAGCGATCAGAGCGCCACCGCCAAGGGCAGCAGCCGTTCCACCAGCAGCGCCGAAGCCAGCGGCGCCAGCTGCGCCGGCAGCAGCTGCGGCAGGGACTGCGGCTGCCAGTAATGGAGCAGCCGCAGCGGTCAAGGCAGCAATACCTATACCGCCGACAGCGGTTGTTAGGGCTAGCAATCCGGCACCACCACCAGGGAATGTCTGGATGAACCCCAGCATTGTATCAACTATCTTAGCCATAAAATCAGCAAGTGGCTCAGCAGCGATCGCAATTGTAAAGAATATCTGTTTAAACTTCTCCATAACGCTCATTGCCTTGCCTGCTCGCTCTTCAAGTTGTTGTGAAGTGAGCCCAACATTGCCCAGTTGCATAGCAATATCATTCTGCGCTGAGCCGAATAGGCGTGCAGCCACGGTCATATCATTAATGCCAGCAGCATTGGCAACAGCAATCCGCTGGAATCTAGACATATTGTCGAAGTCCATACCAGCAAGCTGCAAGCGCTCGCGAAGAATATTAACACGCTCTTCTTCGGAAGCCATTAGAAGCTCTGTTCCGCTAACTAAGTCAGTGCCCAAAACCTGGTTCAACCGACCAGCCACTCGTGTGGTGCCCTCGAAGGTGTCCATAGCGGATCCGAAGATTTGGTTAAGCTCACTGATGCTGACGCCTGTCTCTCGGGCGGCGATCGCCATACCCTTAAACACTTCTGTTGCTCTATCGCCATACAGAGCGAGCCTTGGCAATGCGGCTGTGAATTCTCTACTAATTGTTGAAGCCGACATCCCAAGTGCTGTGCCAAGTCCGACAATCTCTCGTTGAGTTTCCATAGCTTCTTGCGCGCTCATACCAAAAGACATCGTCAATTGGTTCATCGTTTCAGCAGTGGTAGCTGCATCAACACCCAAGCGCCCCATTAGGACAGATTGTGAGGTAAATGCATTTTGGACCGCTGGGCTGAGAGTCACAAAGCTGCTAAACCCTTCCATAAGTGCCATTTGTGCATCGGCAGTTCTTTCTAGCGTGAAGCCAAGGGCTAGGTTTTGTTGTGTTAGCCCAACAAACTGAGTCCTCAAATCTCCGACAATGCCGGTCTGTGCTGTGAAGTTGGCTCTTGTTTGGTCGATTAAGCCAGCAAAGACCACGGTCGATTCAACAATCTTCTCCATACTGGAAGCTATTAGATTGGTGGCGCCAAACGTCTTTCCTAATTGATCAGCCATCCCTTGGAAGACAGCTTTAACGCTTCCCCCTTGGCGTCCAAGATTAACCATATTTCGAATTATGCCGCCACTCTCTTTTGTGGCAATACCAAGCTTATTTCCAATATCAACAATAAAATCACGACCAGCCTTAGCGGCGAGACCAGTGGCTTCAAACGCGCTGGTAAGCTTCTTTAACTTCTCAATTTGATCGCTTAGATTTTTTGCAACATCTTCGCCAAGGCGCTCTTGAAGCTTTAAGATCTCTAATTGTTCTTTTTCAATATCTAGTTGGATTTTTTGTTGCTCTAGAATGTCCTTCTCTGTTTCAAGAGACTCTTCTAGTAGGCGCTTCGACTGCTCGCGAGCGGTGACGGTTTGCCGCAATCTTTCTAATGCTTCTGGTGAGATATCTTCTGCCATTTATAAATCCTACCTAAATGGCCACTTAATGCCAGTTGTTCCCTCGAAGCCACGGATGGCTGAGTCAAGCTTTGCCTTGCTTTGGTATGTGCGGCGATCGTCCAAGCCATAGCGCGAAATGGCTGAGATATAATTCTTCTCTCCACCAAGTGCTCTGGCAAAAGACTCAACCTCGGACTTGGTGCCAACGACCTTGACGGGGAGTTCTAGGTCGCCAAACATTGTTCTGAGGATACTCTTTGTCCAAGAGCCAAACATACGGAGCCAGCTTTCATTAATGCCTTGCTCGCGGACTTCGTTAAAGTCAATAACGATTTCTGTTAATTTATCTTCTCTTAGTTCTTCGGACATATCGTAACTCCCCAGATATAATAAGTCATTATAATTAGTTTTATCTACAAATAAAGCCGGAAACGCTTCCGGCTTTACTAGGTGGGCAGATTCGAAGGAATCGTGTGATGTGTTTTGTTCTTGTTGCTCGAACCCTTTTCGACTGCTTCGCGCTCGGCTTCCTTCTCCTTGACAAGTCTTTTGACGAACCAGGTTCTAAGCCCGACTGGCAAACTGTATGCCTGTTGGAAATCCCAGTTTCCGTGGTACATTAAGGCAAAGAACTGTTCGTAAATTGCCTCTATATACTTATCGGTTAGGCCAAAAAAAGTCAGCCGTAAACGGCACCCCCATCTCCTGTTCGTGACCACAATTCCCACAGATGAAATCCTGGGTGAGATCTACGTTTGGAGTGATACAGCGATAAGCGGCGCGGAGATATCTCGAATCATAAGCCGGCATCATTTCAATAAATCTTTCGATTGTGTTTCTGTCATTATCACCGTTAAGCGAAACAATAAATCGATTGAACTGGGCGGTTAGGTTGCCTTCGATGGAAGTCCTTCTCTTGTTGCGATCGACCATCTGTGTGATCTGAGCTTCATCCTCACCGTTGAGGATTCTAATTTGAGCCTGGACCTTTGTTAGCGGGAGATCAACGAGGAAAGTTCCGTCGTCCATTTCCGTAATAGCATAGTCCTCGTGGTTATCTCCACTATATACAGAAGCCTGCTTCAAGTTGAAGGGGAATGTAGCCTTGGTATTGCAGGAGGGGCACGTAACACTGGTTTCATATGTCTCGCCATACCCGGTAACTCTGGCAGCAATTAGGATTGCGTTCCTATCGCCGATAAGAAGACGGTTTGGTTGGATTCTCTTATCAACAATTACATTGCTAAGAAACTTCTCGATTGCCACACCCTTCTTCAAGAGGGTCTGAGATGTGAGAATGTCCTCATCCTTTGCTGTCATAAAACGAATCTCGACAGTATCCTTGCCGCTCAAAGGATGTGAGGGACCATAAAAACGCCCCTTGCTGGGGAGTTCAACGAATTCAGTTGGGGTTACAAATGAAAGAGGAGAAGCGGTCGGGGTGACCACTTCTTCTTGCTCTTCTTGTTTTGGGGTATTCTTTACGCGCTTCTGATTGTTCCTTGCCAATTTACACCTCTTAGTTTAAAAGTATTATACTACGTTAATAGTATGCTTTTAAGGAGTAAATAGACGACGCTGAACAAGCTCACCAGGATCACGACCGTCAGTAGCGGGGATCTCGAAAGAAGCCCAGTCGTAGCGGAGCCTTAGATCCACAGTGGCTAGGTCTTCACCCTCATAAGAGTATTCGTTAAAGGAAACGTTGGTGATGAAGGGGTTGTTGAGAGTCCATTCTTCTAGAATGTCACCGTCCTCGTCGATGGCACGGATGATGACGCTTCCAAGCTCAGCAGAGGCGTTGCCCTTGCCGATTGTGGTTGTTGAATCAACCTCGTTAAGGTTGGCTGGGACGTTGTATCCGCTTCTACGAAGGATGGAGAGAAGAGCACCAGTTGCGTCTGGATTAACAGGATCGACCATAGAGACTGTCACTTCGTCCCACTCGACCTTTCCTGGGTAGTAGAAAGTGTGGTTAAGAAACTTGTGGTTGGATTGTGTGACTGTGAAACCGGGCTTGGTTACGCTACGAGCATACCAAGTAGCACCCTGTTCCATTCCAGTGATTGTAACCAAGAACCTAAACTGTCTCTTAGGCTCGACTTGTCCAGAACTCCAAAATGGCATCTTCTATTTTCTCCTTACAATTTAAATAGTGCTAACTATCTTTTTTCCTTAGTCGTCGAATGAAGCGCCAGTTCTTGTGATTACAAAATCAAGAGCGATAAATTCGATAGAGCGGGCAGGCTTCAAGAAAATCTTAGCGTATAGAATGTTTCTATCAACTAGATCCGGGGTGGTTGTGGAGCTATCCAAAACAACTCGGAAATCTGTCAAGCCGAAGCGAGCCTTAACGTCTGTCAAGAATGGGTTGGCAGCAGCCGTGAAGCGGTCCCAGGTTGTTTGAACATTGGGATCGAATAGAATTGTGTTAGCAATTCTTGAAACTTCCTTCTTGACAAAGATCATTAGACGGCGAACGTTAATTCTGTCTAGTGCGGAAGGTGTGACTTGTAGCGTCTTTTGACCGAAGACCACGATACCCTCGTTGGGGAAGGTGGCGATTGGGTTAATGTTGGCAGCATACAAGTTGTCACGGTCCTTAGAGGTTAGACGCATCTTCACACCAGTGACAGGAATTCCGGCAGCACCGTTTGAGAGACCTCCGCGGACAAAGCCAGCGGGGGCGAACCAAAGCTCCGTGCGAGCCTGGGAAGTTCCGAATGTGCCTAGGGCGACGATTGAAGGTGGTGCATCGACCAGACGTCCGGTGCCTGTATCGCGGATTTGAACGAATGGGAAGAAGCAGCAGCCGTAGCTGGAATTGATACTTCTTGTTCTTAGCCCGCTGATGGCTGTTGATACGTTAGGCGCACGGGTTGTGGCTTCAAGGTATTGCTTACCTTCTTCTCTTGGCGTATAAGATCCTTCGATATCGATGATTGCTAGGGCATCGCCACGCTCGCCACAAGTGGTGAGGAGGTGGTCTGTTAGAACAGAGTTGGTGATGCCTGGAACCGTCATTAGGTTGGTATCGACATACTCTGGATCCTTGACTGTATCGATTGCTCTCTTAACTGTGTTGAAGGCGTAGTTGTTAAGCTCTGTCTTGCCAGACAAGAGAGTGTTTCTAAATGGCTCCTTCTCCGTGACGTCAAGACCGTCGAAGCCACCGTGCATCGGAGCAGTGAAGCGGTCGTAGCCGAGGTCGAGAAGGGCTCTTGTGCCGCTGAGAGCGGTATAAGAGGTACCATCAACGCGGGATCCGGAGCGGGCGAAGACGCCGGCAGATCCGGAGCCAAGAACCAAGTCGTCCATTGAGAAGGCGAAAGAAGCCTCTGTTTGAGTGTTACTAGCAAAGGTGCTGTAATCAACGGACAGTGGTCTTGTGAGGTCGTAGTAGCTGGCGTCAAAGACGAGGCTGCTAGCATTCTTAGTGGTTTGAATACCGAAGAATGCGTCAGTTGGGTCTGTAAGGTCGCCGTCACTAGCGCTTAGTCTTGTTCTAATGGCTGGATACACAAAGCTAGCAGAGATGTTGTTGTCTCCTGCATCAACTTGTGGGTATAGCAAGGAAGAGCTGGCAGCTGTGAATGGGATGTTGGCATTACCCTTAACAATGGTTTGTGCCTCGCCAGCGGCTGTTCCAATTGGGAAAGCCACGTTGGAGCCAGAAGCAGCAGAGAAGCCCTTAAAGCGTTGAGGACCTAGATAGCCGAATGGAAGTGCGGCTGGGTCAATAGCTCCGTTGGCGACGTCATCATCAACGACGACGCGAACATAGGCAGAAAGGTTATCGTAATCTCCGTAGTGACGGATTCTTCTCTCTGTATCGTCCCATTGGACAAACTTATCACCGATTCTGCGAGCAATGTAGTTCTCAGAATTTGGGTTAAGGTTTAGATTGTCGAAGCGTTCGAGATATACGGGCTTGTTGTCGATATCCGTGACGCTACGAAGTGTAACGGAGAAGGAACCGAAGGGATCGATCTCTGGATAGTCGGGGGCACGTAGGTTCTCGATAGAGACCTTGATGTTCTTGTTAGCCCACTCACCATAATCAAGTGCTACAAGCTTGAAGAGAGGTTGGTTGTTAGAGAGGTTAAAGTTTGGACTATCTCCTAGGTCCTGTGAGCGGAAAAGGGGAGTCTCGGCACTTTGGAAGCCTCTCTTATGGTCATCGAATTCACCAGCGCTTCCGCTAGCAAGACCGAGGACAACACCGAATGTATCGCCGGCAGCGGTGCTGCTGACTTGGGCAGAGACAAATTGGTCGTATGTCTCTCCTAGCCAGTAGGGGTAATAGCCGTTTGATGTGCTTTCAACAAGGTTTGTATTAACCTGGGATGGGTTTGTGTTGAAGACTTTACGGATGTACTTGTCGCTGTTTGGATCGAAGTTGAAGCAAACTCTCTCAAAGACTGTCTCATCTTGTAGAATCTCAGCGATAAACTCATTGCTAGCGCCACGGCTTTCAATCAAGGCGCCGGCAGAACTTGTGGTCACGCCGTCGGGCGCATTACCAACAAGACGGATGTTAGTGCCTGCGGAGAGATACCAGACAGCAGCGACAGATCCGGTCTGATCGTTGTTAGCGCTACTGGAATTGATGAGGAATAGACCGTAACCACTACCGTTAGTGGAGGGGTCGTTGGTTACAGAAGGAGAACCGAAAGATCTCCAACCGGCGTCACCGCCAGTATCGAAGTTCTGGTGTTGCGCACCAACAAGACGCACAACAGTGGCTGGGGCTTGGGCAGAAGCTAGCCAAGCTTGGGCAGCATAAGCGCCATAGGTAGGTCCATCAAAGCGACCTGAACGCCAGTTGTCTCCGCCGCCTGCACCTGGGTCTGGACGACCAAAGATTCTCACAAACTCTTCAAATGAAGAAACCCTTACTGGGCGCAGACCTGGACCTTGTGCCATACGACCAATAATGGTTGGTCCTGTTGCATCAGGCTGCACTGGGATTTGTGAACGATCAATTTCATTTACGAATACGCCAGGGGAAATGAATTTGAACTTGTTAGCTCCGCTTGCCATTATTTAACTTCTCCTTGCTCTTTTTTACGCACCATAGTAATTACTACTTAGGACTACTCGTAGTAAATAGTAACTCGCCCTCGCAAAGTCCAAAATTACTCACGATAAAAGGCGCCAGAGATAGTAGTAGGAATATCACCGAAGATCACCTGCTCTCTGGGTATTTTAATTTCGACCGCATTTTCACGAATAGTCATCTTGGGGCGGTCTTCATTCTTGCCAGCACCAATCAAATATCCTAGCACTCTGACATCTATTTTAGTCTCAAACATTCTCTCATCTTCGCCCAAATTGGCAACATTATTGTTTTGAGCAAAGTTCTGAGGGAGGAAGCCCTCGAACTTGTGACCATCAGCATTGATAAAGAAATTGTTTATTTGCCCCGTCTTGGTGATGAAGGGTGTCAGCATATCATTAATTTGTTGGAAGTATTCTCCCTTTAACGTTACAGAGTATGTGACGTTGATATATGTGGGCACGGGCATCGTAAGCGTCTCATAGACCACCTTATTGTTCTTAAAAGGAAAGTTCTGTTGTCCTGCGAGGGGTCCTTGCCCACCAAAGGTTGGTCTTGTCTTATATGCATCCGCATTTGCAAAGTCACCAGTCTTAGATTGGTTGATTCGCTTTGACACCATTATGGCACCACCCTTAGCATCCTTTTGTGGCGGAATGTGTGCTTGGTAGATACCCTTACGAGTGGGATCTTTTACTATCTCTGTTCTCTCGATACTGATGAACGGAAGCTTCAAAACGCCGAACCTATCTCTTAGACCCTTATCGTGCTTGACTTGGTATGCTCGCTCAGCTGAAATCCAGATGAGCGGGACCTTCTTGAACCCTTCGTTCGTGGTGGCAGATATATCCAATGTCTCATCGAGCCAAGTATAGAAGGCTTGATCTATTGTCTCCAAAGTGGAGGGCATAATTTCGTATTCTTTATCTGCCATCGAAAACTCCTGGGCGTGCTCTAATGCACTTTGCTGAGACTTCTACACTATGATCTACTTGACCATATATCTTTCTAGGCTCTGCTGTTTGAACGATCTCGTAATAAACATCACCATATAGAACAAAGTCTCCTACACGAACATAAAGGTCTTGGTCCTGCGTTAGGCGCCTATGGTGGAAGTGAATGGTGATCGCATAGTTTTGATCCACGGCGCCGCTTGACATAAATTCAGAAGAGTATTCATTCCACTCAATAAGCGCATATACTCTAATAGGAGGCAAGAAGGTCTTTTCTATTGCTTCTCCATAAAGAGGATGAAAGTTTGTCGTCTTCTCATCTATGGCATAATAAGCAACCTGCTGACCAACCACTCTTTCGATAAGTTCGTCATTAACCTGCTTAATTAGGTCACGCTCTTTTTCACCTACGAATAGTGGTGGTGGCGGACTCTCGGGCTGTTCCCAGCGATTATCACCCATACTCTACCCCTATCCTTGGAAAATTGGCAACGGCGCGCCCTGCTTCAAAGTTGTCACGCTGTTGGCGATACTTGCATCTCTTTCAGCCAAGGCAGAATATGCCATCTCATCAAAGAGCTTCTTCAATTCTTCTCTCAAAGCGTTTTGCTCGTCCTTTGCCTGCGAAGCCAACTCAGCAGAATTAAGAGTAAGATTCTCACCTGGGATCGGAATGGTCCCAAATTTTCCTCGAATCTGCGATAGCGTCTCCTTAGATAGAGCCAAAGCAAAACGACGAATCCACTGCTTACCAACTGAGTTAATGTTCTCGAACGGAATATTGGCAAACGGAATCGTGTTAAGGTTGTTAATGCCGTCTAGACCATCCTTCATATCAGGATCTTCTTCAAAAGCATCACCGAGCACTTGGAATGTGAAATACATCTTGCTTATCTCGCCAGTCACTGGTATAGGGAAGATTCTCAGCTTATTATTTCTAATTTCATAAGAGAAGTGCGAAGTCCTAGTATAGATCATATCTTCAAAGTTCATCGCTTGAAGCTTGTTTTGCCAGACTGGAATCACTTCAAAAGTAGAATCGTCAGCATATTGTCCATAAGTAGCGAGGTTTCCTACAACATTAAGCCCACCGTAGTATCCATAGAATCTCCACATAGAGCGAGGCGTCTTGTAGAAGACACGATTAACGATGATCCTGCTTGTCTCTTTTCCGGCTAGATCAGCAAAGTAGCTTGAACTGGCAGCTAGCGAAGAAGACACGATTGCCTGCAAGTTATAGTCCTGCTGATTTGTAATCACATCAAATGAAGCAGAAAACTCTGGTATTGTGCCACCCAAGCCGGCATCCAAGGACATCGCGTTTCCGTAACGTCTCGCATATTCGAAACGCATCTCAGGATATTTAAGTTCTATGCCTCTGCCGCCTAGGCTAGAAGAGAGGGAGCCTGACTTGATTTCACCCAAGTGGTCAAAGGTGCCTGTCGTATTTCCAAGAATGCTGGAAAGGATATTCTTTGCTTGGTGAGTATTGACAATGTATGAATACTCTAAGACTGCTTCCTCATAGTTGGCATACACGTTAGAAGAGCTAAGCTCAATGTCCAAGACATCGCCGCCTAGTTTCTTATATGTATAGGCAACTTGCGAAGCAGCACCGGATAGAAAATCAACAGAGCCCGTATATACACCAAGTGGGACAACGGCTGCTACCTCATCTGCCGAACCAGTTGCTGGTAAGACAATTGGGCTTGGGTTTTGTTTTGGTGATAGAACGGGCACAGACATGCGTAGAATTCTCCTCTAAATAATTAGTTGGGAGAACTCGAAAGCGCGGCTATGCTGTTGTTTTTGCGCGCGTGCTTGTTTTTCTCGTAGCTTTTCTGGATGTTGTACTGGATTTTCTAGAAGTTGTTGAACTTTTCTTAGAGCTAGTTGCTTGCTTCTTAGTCGTCGCAGTCTTCTTGGTTGCCTTGAAGGTGGGAGCCTTGACCTCTTCTTTTTTTAGAACTTTTGGAAGCTCTGGGGCTTTGAGAGTTTCGGGCTCAGGGGCTACAATAACAGTTGGCTCCTTTTCCTCTTTTAACTCAAGAACCGGCTCTTCTACAACTGGTTCTGGTAGGGTTATCTCCTCTACACTCTCCGCGTCTTCTGCGTGTAGGTTGTATTTGGTAGCGTACTTTGCCCCAAACTTACTTAGCCTTAATCTATATCTTTTCTTCTTACCCATAGGGTCCTCCGTTGTATATAAATAGTTGTTTATAAAAGAAAACCCCCTCCGAAGGGAGGGGGCTCCATAAGGCTTGATGCTCTAATGTG